ACTGCATTTGGTAACGCAAGTGATGAGCTAAATACGGTTTCGTCTAATGTTCTTGAAGGGCAGCAAGGTATGAACCAAAGCCTTGATAGCCTGTCTGCCAATCAGGATACTTACTACGGCGATCTAGCAGAACGTGCAGGTACGCTGCAGGAAACAACAGATGGTTTCCAAACAAACTTTGATAACTTTGTTAACCGCTACACAGACGATACAACATTAGCTAATCAGTCACGGGCTGATATTATGACAGGTCAGGCCAATACTGCAGAGAATTTGTCTAAAGGGCAGTCTGGTCTTGCATCACGTATCGGCACATTGGGCGAAGGCACACAAGCAGGCTTTGAAGTCCTGTCTGGTGCAGTAGAGGGTGGCTTCTCTGACTCAGCGGCATCCGCACAGATTGAGCGTCAGAACTTATCTAACCGCATTGGTAATGTTAAGACGTTGCTTGAAACAACTGGTGCTACAATTGATGAAACATCGAAGGCGCAGTATACAGCACTTGCTAATAGCTTTGACCAAAACGGTGAACTGATTGCTAACTCTATTGATGACCAAGGAAACACAATCTCACGGTCTATCGATGAACAAGGCAACATTATCCAAAGCACCTTTGATAACACAGGCACAGAGATTGGTAGAGTTTCTATGGACGTGGAAACGATGCTTTCTAACGCAGAAAACTATCAGCGTTCTTTGTCTGGTCAGCTACAAGGCCTAGAGCAAAACGTAGACACGGGTTTCAGTGACGTTGCTTCAGGACAAAACCAAATAGAACAAACTGTAGAAACAGGCCAAGAAGGCTTGATGAATGCTACAATGGATAACCGACAACTGGCAGAGGCTAATGCGCTACAAACGCAACAAGGTTTCGACTCTGCTTCACAAACTATGGACACGCAGCTTCGTGATCTTGCCCGTATTGCATCAGGTCAGTCAGACCTTGATATGCGTATGCGCCAAGACTTTAAGCAAATTGGTGACAGTTTTGATGATACAGGTCAGCTTATCCAAAACACGGTAAGTCAAAATGGCACAACAATATCACGGGCCATTGATAGTAACGGCAATCTCTTGCTTCGTGCATTCGACATGCAGGGCAATAGAATTGGCGACAAGGTTCTAAACATCAACAAGTCATTGTTCGATCTGCAGAACCTAAAAAACATGGCAGGGGCTAATACAAGCATGGGTAATCTAAGCCCTGCGATGCAAGGTAATGTACCAACAGGTGGGTTTGCTTCTCCGTTCACTACTACAAGGTAAACTTATGCATCCCGATACAATCTCACAAGACGGCATCGATCTGATCAAACGGTTCGAAGGCCTTCACAAAGTCCAACCAAATGGAATGATTTCAGCCTACCAATGTAGTGCAGGAAAATGGACCATAGGTTGGGGTTCGACTAAAGGTGTTCGTTCAGGAATGAAGATCACCCAAGACGAAGCAGAACTACGACTACGTGAGGATTTACGCAACTCAGAAGCAGACGTTAAGCGTTATGTTTCAGTCCCACTGACACAAGGCCAATATGATGCTTTAGTGTCTTTCGTCTTTAACCTTGGCGCAGGCAATTTTCAATCATCTACACTTTTAAAGAAGCTGAACCAAGGTCTTTATAATGATGTTCCAGAACAGATTATGCGTTGGAACAAAGCCCGTGTGGGCGGTAAATTGACTGTTCTAAATGGTCTAACCCGTAGACGTGCTGCAGAAGCCGCTATATTCGCCCGTGACGCTAAGTTGCCATCTGATGAAGGTGGACCCACAATGCCGCAAAAGGTCACTGCAGCGGCTGCTACAAAGCCTCTAACGCAGTCTAAGACTATGGCAGGTGCAGGCATTGCAGGTGCGGCTACAGCACTAGGCGAAATTACACCACAGATTGAGGCTTTGGTCCCTTACTCTGATAGCATGAAGACGATCTTCCTGTTGTGTGCAATCGGCGGCATTGCTTTAGCAGCGTATGCCCGTTTCAAAGACCATAAAGAAGGCATCCACTGATGTTTGTCATCGGCAAGATCAAAACCTACATCATTGCGGCTTTAGGTATCCTGTTACCTATTCTGTACGTCTTAGGCCGCAAGGATGGTAAGAAGCTAGAAAAAGCGAATGTTCTTGCCGACGAACTACAGGCCAAAGAAAAGGCCAATGATTTTTACAAAGCGATGGCTGAACATGAAGACACTTTCAATCCTAGCAGTCGCAGTGACCTTACTGACAGGCTGCGCAGGGACGGTTTATAGGACTGATCTAGAAGTCTACTGTCCCCCTATCGTTTCATATGACGAAAGCTTCTCTTCCCGTTTAGCTGACGAAATAGAAGCACTCCCCACAGATAACTACGCCATTGATATGGCTATCACGGACTACGCTAAGTTACGCAACCGCATCCGTGCCTGCGAAAAAGAAAAGGAAAAACTATAATGTTTGGTTTCGATAGCTTGAAAGACATGTTCGACGGTGGCGGTGCAGGTCAGTCTGGGGACAGCTACAGCACGGAAGGTAGCGTCTTCGATAGGGATGGTGTTAACAACTATACTGATAATGGTGGTACGGGCGCAGTTAAGAACAATTACAGTTCTGATAGCTTTGTAGCTAACACTTTCAGTGACACGACAAGTGCCGTTAAGAATGCCTTTTCTCCAAACACAGACTACGTGATTAAATCAGGCGATACCTTGTCTGAGATTGCTGCAGCAAACGGCACTACTGTTGACGCCTTGTTAGCAGCTAACCCAAAGATTGAAGATAGAAATACGATTTACGCAGGCGGGACACTAAAGATACCTAAGTCTGGTGGCGGTGCGTCTTCAACATCTTCTGGTAATGATAATGATGGTGGTCGTAGTATTGATGGCTTTGAATTATATGATGAGGGTGCAGGCGAACAGGGTGGTTCAGGTACTGGTGAACTAAGTGCGGATAATATTCTAGCATGGGCTAAGAAAGCAGGCGTGGTAAAATCTGACGCAGAGATTGAAGCCATGATTGCTGATCCTAATAAGTATCTGCAAGACAAAGGGATTAACCTAGCCGATTTCGTAAATAATAATGGCGTACTTATTGATCCTGAAACTTTAGGTACAACGCTTGATCCTGATAACCCTAACTATCAGCTAGGCGACAGTCCTGCTTATACGGCTACCACAGTAGATGATATTTCTACTACATCAGACCCAGGACAAGGGCCTGTCACTACTTATACTGCAGATACCGTAGCTGAAGATATTGCAGGTAATGCGGCTGCAAACGTAGATGCAGTTACAGGAACTATTGATGACGATAACCTAGTCGATGCAGATGAATTTACCATCGACATGAAAGGTTCTGCCACTGGTGTTAATGAAGATGGTTCGATTAACGAAGTAGGTGAAGCCCTTAACGACTACGCCTTTGTGGATATGTCGAAGGTGATCGATACGACTACAGTTGAAGGTAAGCTATTAGCAGACAAACTTGCTAAAGAAGGCCGTGACTTTGTAGATGCTAAGACATCTATTCTCTGGCAGATGAAAACAATCTCTGCAGAGTTTAAAGATGCTAACGGCAATCCAAAGATACCTACATGGGCGCAAGGCTTGGCCCGTGAGGTTAACCGTACAATGGCCTTTAATGGTATCACAGGAACGGCAGCTACTGCAGCCCTGTCTAATGCCATTATGGAAGCGACGTTGGGCATTGCAGAGAAAGAAGCAACATTCTTTCAAACCCTGACAACTAAGAACCTAGATAACAAACAACAGGCTATCATTAACAAAGCCAATGTCCTGTCTAAGTTTGAGATTGCAAATCTAGATGCACGTCAGGCTGCAGCCGTACAGAATGCTAAAGCTTTCCTAGAAATGGACCTTACTAACCTTACTAGGGAACAAGAAGCTGAAGTCATTAATACGCAAGCAATGGTAGATGCATTGTTTAATGATCAGGCAGCAACAAATGCCGCCCGTATCTTTAGCGCAGAAGCAGCTAATGACTTCCAGAAGTTCTATGACGAATTAGCGGCTACAGTATCTATGCATAATGATACGCAGCTAAACGCCATGAAGAAGTTTAATGCAGGCGAGATTAACGACGCTGCACAGTTCAATGCTGATATGGAAGATGGTCGTCAGCGTTTCTACGCAGAAATGCAGTATAACATCGATACAGCTAACATGAAGTGGCGACAGGAAGTTGTAAAAACAAATTCTAGTATGCTGTTCGATGCATACGCTGAAGACGTTAAGAATAGCTATGATCTAAACCAAGAAGGCCTAAACCGCCTGTGGGATCGTGTGGATAGTATACTAGACTACATCTACAAAGGTGCTGCTACAGAAGCTGAACTAGATGCTCGTATCCTTGCGGCTGAGATTAGTGCTGCAGCAAGCGGTAAAGGCGGTAGCAGCGGTATCTGGGGCGCAATCGGACAGATTGGTGCTGCCGTAATTACAGCCTGTGACGAACGCCTAAAAGAGAATATTGAATACCACGGTATCATAAATGGAATTCGTACCTATTCATGGGATTGGAATGCTGAAGCGAAAGCAATTGGCTACGACAGATATCCTACCGTTGGTGTTCTTGCCCAAGAAATTCAGAAAACAAACCCAGAAGCCGTGTTTGTCGGACCTGAAGGCTATCTGATGGTTAACTACGGGATGATCCAATGACATTTCAAGAAGCTGTAAAGAAATCAATCATACAATTCATGGATGGCAAATTGCCTAAGAACCTAATGGAGATGTCCAAGGGTGAATTGTATTACACGCCAGAATACTTTGATGGGTTTGAACAATCCTTAGAAGAAGACGGTGAGGCCCCTGAAATAGAAGAGGAAGACGATGAAGTTTGATACCCCCATTCCAGGTGCTAACCTATTAGCTGATACCCGTAATTATCCTTGGCACCGTCCACCTGATCTTACAGAGTATGATGAAGCCGTGGACTACATGCTTGAGAAGCTTACTCAGCCAGAACAAACAGAACTTGTTTATTCCCTGTTAGATATCGAAGTTAGCGTCACCACAGTAACATCAGCCTTGCTTATGCAGGCGATTGCTAAAGGTAAATTACCAATTGACCTAGCAATCCTGATAGCAGGCCCTGTAGCCCGATACATTCAGATCATAGCTGAAAGCGAAGGCTTTAAGTATGACATGGGTACAGATGATAGTGATCGTGTGAAGATCACTCCTACGCTGCTTAAACAGTCTCTTGGTATTATCGAAGACGAAGAAACAGGCCAAGTAGTTCTTGTTGATGATGATATTCCAACTGAAGGTCTGATGGGTCGTCCTAGCCTAGAGGAAACTGAGGCTGCACCTGCAGATGAACAAGCCGCAATGCTTGGAATGATGGAAGCACCAGAAGAAGGGGATGAAGATGTCCAGATGGCGTAATGTTAACCCCGCAAGCTATGCTCCTAAAAGTGATAATCTTGGTGAATTAGCCCAAGGTTTTGCTGATGTATTCGTACCCACATATCTAAAGAAAAAAGCTACAGAAGAACAGAGAGCATACGACGAAGAAAAAGCACGTAAAGCCCGTGCGGCTGCGGCGGCTAAAGAAGCTAAGAAGCAAGAAGAAAAAGACGCTAAGATTGCTAAAAACGCTAAGATACTAACGCAGCAATATAGCGGTAGTAAAAACAATGCAGAAGCATTAGCGTTTTTCACACAACAGTTACAGCTTATGGATGGTGACGTAGGTAACGTCATGTCTGTTGCCGAAAACATGATCCAAGATGGACGCTTGGAGTTTGTAACCCGTGACGTTGAAAAGCCACTACAAGGTCCAGATGTACCTAGTGATTTTGAAACAAGTTTAACGGTTGGTGATAAAACTTATGACGAAGTAAAAGGGGGAGACCCTCTTACTGTTGGCGATCTAGGTGCAATATCTGAAAATGAAAATAACTCTGATGATATTCGTGATGAAGCAGGACAGATGGCTGAAGTGTTTGCCCCTGTATCTGAAGAACCTGCAGTACCTCTGCCTACAGAGGGCATTAAGATTACGCCTCTTGGT